AAATTTTTTCGAGGAAAAAACAATCCTCACCCTTAAAATCGGAAACCGCACCTGCTCAATGGAGCTTGAAGGAAGCGACCACAAGGCATCGGAACTTATCGAGTCTTTTACAAGCCTAATGGTGGGGCAGACTTTTGTTGAAAAGTCCTGCTACAAGGCTATGAGGGAAATTTCAGACGACCACTTAAACGAAACAGAATGAAAGAATACAGAAAATGGCTCAAAGGGATTCGAACTCTCGACTTGCAGTTCGAAAGAGACTCAATGGAATGGGTGGCATCCTTCGGCTCAACGGATGAGGTGAAGAGAACAGCCAAGGAGAAAGTTCAGTGCGTCTTGCAGGAGATTCAACGCAGAGAAGGATTTGTAGGAATATCTTAACCAAAAAAACCAAATGGAAGAAACCATACCAAGTTGGGTCATCAAGGCTATGACCCCACTCGACCACAAAAGAGACTGCATGGCGTTTTGTAGAGACTTCTACATAGCCATAAGACTGCTCCCAAACGATTTAAGGCTCGAAGCCTATGACGCGATTATGGACTACTCATTCCAAGAAAGAATGCCACAAGAAGGCTCAATAGGCAGACTGGCAGTTGGAATGGTTGAAGGCAAAATCGATTTAGACAGTTTTGAACATAATTCGGACAAGTTCGAACATAATTCGGACTATATATCTAATATAGATAATATATATAAAGATATTCTCTATAAAGAAAAAAGAAAATATAAAAAGAAAAAAGAAAGGAAGATTGATTCGGACAAACTTCAAAAGTTTGAACGCTTTTGGAACGCCTACGGAAGGAAGGAGGGAAGATCTGCATCCGAAAAACTTTGGGCAGATTTATCCGATGAGCAGATAGATAAAATCCTTTCCACCGTTGAAGCCTACGTTCGTTGGAAGTCCGATGTAAAATTCCGTAAGATGCCTGCAACCTACCTGAGGCAGAAGGCTTGGGAGGATGCCATCCCCGAGGAGTTCTGTCAAGTACCAGAGCCTGTAACCTATCAAATGCCGAGGAATGCAGTATATTGACCAGGTACAAGGGCTTGTCCTCGGAATCCTAATGAACAAGGATATGAGGGGAGAGGCCGGGATAGTGAACATGCGCGATGAGCTGTTCACCGGAGAGTATGCTCAATGCTTCCGGGCGATTAAGACACTCTACCACGAGCAGAGACCGATAGACCCTATCTCTGTAAGCAAGAAGATGAAAGAGCTTGGACTCACCCCTGACCTTGCTACTTACGCTGTATGGCTCGGTGAATCACCTATGTCGGTGATGCATTGGAAAACCTACAAAGCAGATTTGTTCGAAGCCTACAAAATGAGAAGGCTCGAAGAAATTAAGAGCGACTTAGCCAAGAACTTCGATATCCAAAAGGCTTTCGATGACTTTACCGAACTCAATGGCGAGAAGGAAGTATCCGCTTCAATGGATGCCTACTCCGCAGCTATGGAGCTCGCCCAAAAGCTGATTCGCATCAAGGATGGCAAGGAGAAGACTGTTCTTAGCCCTACCTACCTCAGACCACTCGATAAGATTATTAGCGGATTTACAACCCCAGACCTTATTCTGCTTGGTGGCAGACCTGCACACGGCAAGACAACCCTCGGCCTTCAGTTAGCCTTCAATATGGCTTTCAATGGACATTCTATTGGCTTCGTTACCCTCGAAATGAGCAGGCAACAACTTGTATCAAGGCTCGTATCGAACATATCAAGCATCAACGGACAGAAGTTCAATAACGTGGATAAGGATATGAGCGTAGAAGAAGTCAATACCATCGGCAAGCATATCGACAGGATTAAGAAACTCAAACTCTACATCTCCGATTTGCCACAGGCTACCACCCAATCCATAGAGGCAGAAGTAGTGCGCCTAAAACGCCAACACCAAATCGAAGGCATATTCGTGGACTACCTTCAACTCGTGAGCCCAATAAAGGAAGATGCCGCCAGACAAAAGGTCGAACAGGTAACAAACATTTCGAAGCAATTTAAGGCACTAAGTAAAAGGCAAAACATTTGGGTATGTGTTATATCCTCTTTGAGCAGAGATAGCGAGAAAAGGGTAGATAAACGCCCCTACACGAGTGATTTGAGGGAGAGTGGTCAGCTTGAGTATGATGCAGACAAAATTATCTTCGTTCACAGGCCTTCGGCTTACTTAGCGGAGGATGACCCAGAGTTTCAGAAGCTTGATAATCTGATGGAGATAATAGTTAGAAAGAACAGGGCTGGCGAAACGGGAACGGCAATAGCCAACACCGACCTAAGGTACACCAGGATAACAGAATTTCAGTCAACCGATTTAAGTCCATTCTAATGATAACAAACACTTCGAGGGCTAAGGTTCAGCTTATTTTAGACCACATAGCCAAATACTTTATGTTAGATGTTGAAGATCTTGTTGGCACTGCAAGGTCTAAGCCACTTGTTACAGGAAGGAGGATGGCCATGAACATCATCAGGGCAAAGACAGTCTGTACCTTGGAGGAGATAGGATCTTTCTTTTCGGGCAGGGATCACTCAACGGTTATCTTCAATCTGAACACCCATGATGACCTAATGACTTACAACAAGGACTATCGCATGGTTTATGAGCAGATTTCAATAGCCTTTACTGGCGAAATGTGGGACTGCGAATCCTATCCTCTGGGCTATACCCTCACCAATGGCGTAGATTATTACGGATTCTACAAGATTAAGAAGCATGCATCAAAAATTGCATCAGAGTTAAACTTAACGATAATCAGCATTAAAGACATTAGAAAAGCAAAATGACACCGATAAACGAATTTTTGTTGGTATGGCTCAAGAATATGCCTGAGCTACTGTTAAAGTCGGACTTGCTCAAGTACTTCGGGCAGTTGGGCAAGTTACAGAAGAAGCAGATCATCAAAGCCTATGACAAGGGAAGGGAAAACTACATCGACCCAAAGAAATGTAATATGACCGGCAAGGATTATTACGATATTTACTATGGCGTTCGTAGCAGGACCATCACCAGAAGAACTCTTCAAAACTTTTATAACGTTCGTAAACAACCCAAAAAAAACAATGAGTCAAACTAAAAAACCATCTGTGTATGCCAAGGGCATATACTTCCACATGAAAGAGTCCAATGGACTTGAGGTAATCGAAGTCAGCTTCAACGCTGATGCCTTTATTGAGTTCCTAAAAGAACACCGAGATGTTAAGGGCTATGTTAAAATCAATGCTTGGCCGAAGGCTGTTGCCGATAAGTTTGGCAGCCATAACCTCGTTCTGAACTCTTGGAGGCCTACCAACTACGGAAATAACGCGCCAAGAACTTATGAAAGGCCTGAAAAAGATCCCGACCTCCCGTTCTAAATTCGGGAACAAGAAAATCCTCGAAGCCGATGGTACGAGGTCGGACAGCAAACTTGAGTCTTATTTGAAGAGGAGGCTCGATATGCTTAACATCTCGTATCATCAGCAGGTGAGCCATGTACTTATGCCCTCCTTCCGCTACAAGGGAGATTTGATTAGGCAGATAGCCTACAAACTTGACTTTGTAGTGGATGGGCGGTACGCGGTGGAAACGAAGGGATTTTTTACTGCCGATGGGAAGATTAAGTGGAAGCTTTTTCTTCACCAGTACGGAGATAGATTTGAGGGATGCCTTATCCTTCGAAACCAAAAGCAGTGTGATGAGTTTGTTTCTCGATATTTGCTCAAATAAAACCAACCGATATGCCTGAGTTCAGAGGGTGGCAGATAACCCGTTCAACTGCCAAAGGGAAGAAGTACACAGCTACCAAAGGGGATAAGACCGTTCACTTTGGAGCACAAGGGTACACGATAGCCCCAGGAACACCAAAGGGCGATAACTACTGCGCTCGTAGTGCAGGTATTAAGAGCGAAACACATTCCCCCAATTGGTTTGCTCGTGCCCTATGGTCTTGTCGTGGCGATAAGAGCGCGGATAAGAAGCCCTTTTACGGAGAGATAAGTTTGCCCTAATATGCTCAAAGAAACTAAGACCTTAATGGTCTATCAACTCAGAAACAACCTCGGACAAATCGAGGGACTGCCCAAGAACCCAAGGCACATCAAAGACGAGAAGTTCGATAAGCTCAAAAAGAGCATAGAGGACAACCCTGAAATGCTTAAAATCAAGGAACTCGTTGTATTCCCATTCAAAGAGAAAGGCGATAACCCCTCTCAGCAGATGTATATCGTAATAGGCGGAAATATGCGCTTATACGCACTCAAAGACTTGGGGATAGCAAGTGTACCTTGTAAGATTTTGGATGCCTCTACGAGCGTAGAAACGCTTAAAAAGATAGTCCTTCTCGATAACGCCTCCTTCGGCTCATACGACTATGACCTATTGGCGAACGATTGGGAGCAAGAGATGCTCGAGGCTATGGGATTAGACTTATGGAACACCTTGGAGAAGTTTGAGGACTTGAACTACAACTCCCAAGAGGATGAGCCAAACGAGAACGACAAGCCCAACAAGAAGATAATCTTAAAAGTAACCTCGGCTCAACATGCGGAAATAACCGACTTCCTTCTCAATCAAGGGGATGGGGAGAGTTTAGAAGTGGGG